GCATAATGTGTCTGGCTCTAAATTTGTACAAAATGCCGTTCTTACCTTTGCACCGTTTTCGTATTCTAATTTCCCTCCGGCAAAAACCGCTGTGTCTTCAATCGCGGCGGAAAATATCGTTAGTGCTGGAGCGAAAATGAAATATTTTATTCCATTTTTCAGATAAAACCTTCTTATTTTCGCAAGAATTGAAAACGGCGGATTATCAACAACTATCTTCCCGGCATAATCCTCTTTTTCATAATCAGCGCCCGGCCAGAACGGGCGTATAAAGTTGTTCCGGTCAAGCCCGTAGTGATCTGCCACATATCCGGCTACTGCCTCATAGATCAAATCAGGCGTATAGCAGTCATCTGTTGTCTTTTTTGGCTTGAACTTTTCAACAAACGCTTTGTAACTCTCACCTTTTGCCATTATGCAATTTCCTCATTCAGTAGCGCGATTCCGCGCGTCCGCTGTTCCTGCGCTTTAATTCTCCGGATGTCTGCCTGATCAAACCCGAGCATTTCCAAAAAGACGTCTGTACTTGAAAATCCTTCCCGCACCGACGCGATTTTTATGGCGGCGTCTGCAGTCACAGCCACAGATGGCATTGAAGGATTCTTGAAGTGCGCAATTACGTTTTTGTTTTCTTCCGGCAAGGAATCCGGCGTAGTATTCAATTCGACGGCCTGCGCCATTCTAGCGATGCTGTTTAGCCTCTCGCCGTTTTCCTGGTTCAGCCGCTCCGCCATGGCCACAAGCGTCTTAGTTTGTGCCGTGATGGCGTCAGAGCTTGTCGGGTTCGCATCGTTGATAACGCCGGTATCCGTGACCGGAAGGCCGGTGGCCGCGGAAAACTGTGTAGCAAGAAGGCGCATCATCTGGATGTGTGGCTCAATGTTGCCCTGCTGCAGCTGCCCGAATGCTGGATTTTGTCCTGTCTCCGGATTCTGCGTAGCCGTCAAGATGCTCCCGACGTATTGTCTGAACTTATTGTCAATAACGGAATCGTACATGTCGTCCGTCACGCCAAGCAGATATTTCTGCGGGCTGGTAGCGAATTCAAGTCCTATGGTGGCATTGGCCACGGTCCGGATGTACCCTTGTATCAGTGATCGGATTGGCTTCTTAAGTCGCGACTGCCCGAAAGGTTTTGAGCTTGTGGCATTCCAGATTAGCGGCTCAATCATCGGCGCGCCAAACCTGTGCGGATAGCGCTGCGCAAACCACCTTCCGCCAATGCGGTGAAGCTCCCATGTGTCTGTATCTGTATACAAATTCACATATTCCGGGATCCAGTCTTTATTGCTTTCATCATCCCGCAAATCCTCGAACGCGAACGCATAGCCAATCCTTCCGTTCTTTTCATCCCAAGCCGCTGCAGCGCATTCCGGTGATATGAAGCGGATCCGCGCCGCGCCTGTGGTGCCGCTGACGGAAGCAAAGGAGCATCCGTACTTCAATTCGTCCTGGCAAGCTTTGAGATACTCCGGAATCAAATTATTCCGGTCAACGATCCGCGCCATGAGTTCCGACGCTCCGCCGTCGTCTGCGACGAATCCGTCAAACATTGATCTTCTGGCCAGAACGTCAACCGTATTTGTTCCCCACGCGCATCCGATTTTTAACTTCTTGAGATTTGCAGGAAGCGCGATGCCTAAATTCACCTCGCTCAGCCTTATGTCACCATCGTAATAATGGGCTTTCACCTTGTTCGGATACCGGTGATAATCGTAAATGTACTTTAACCGGTTGAGCTTCTCCTGCTCTTCTTCCGGCAGGCCGTCCACGCGGCCGAATGCAAAATTTCTCATTAGCCGATCCTCATTCTTTTCGTCGGGTCTCTTCTACTGTTTCTCGCGCCCCACAATGCAAGCGCGGCGGCTTCTATGGCTATGGAGTTTTCTCCGCCGAATCCCCAGCCGCCAGATATTTGCCGTTTGATTGACGTTGTTGCACTCTCTGACAATTCTTCCTGGAGCTTGTACCATGTGACCGTTTTTTCCGTCAGCTCATTCACCAGCTGGCTGGCGGCCGCAACTACGTGCTTCCCGGAAGGCGTTATAATTGAGTCTTTGAAATTCCATGTTTTTTCAATCTTTTCAATCAGGTAATCCACATGGTTCTTTCCATCAATGACGACGCATGAAGCCTTTTTGCTCCTCTGATTCAACCAGTCCGCAAGCCACTGCAGGCCCTGTCCTGTGTTCGCCTGTTTTATCAGTGATATTCTGGCCGGTTGATCCTTTGGGCAGACAGCCCCGCACAGCGCAACGGCTGACCCGTCAATCGAGAACTTGACGCCGTACGCTGTTTTACCTTCCGGCTTTTTATCTTTGGAAGCGCATGCCATCCACAAATCTTTAGGAATGGCGTATTCTTCTGACTGTCTGACCTCGCTCCACCAACCGAGGCGCTCCCGGGCAAAGGTGTCTGCGTCCATCTGCTCACATTCTGATTGAATGGTTGTCAGAAGGATCCGCCTGCCCAGCGCTGGATTTGTGGCCGCCCACCGCCTTTTATCTGTCACATCTCCAATTTCTTTGACTGAAAATTCTGTCCAAGAAGTGGCCTCCGACTTTCCGCCAAGCGCCTTGTCACGAATCCCACGAAAAACGCCACCATCGCAATTCTCGTCTGGTGGCGTCCCTAAATATATTGTTTGTGGATTCTGCGATGCTGATATTGCCGGAAGGAAAGACGCTTGCTGTTCGCTTGTCAGTTCCTGCGCCTCGTCAAAAATTAAGCAGTCACCGTGTAAGCCGCGACCGCCGTTCCTTGTCCTGGCAACGAATACGATTCTTCCGCCGTTAAAAAGAATGATTTTTTCTCGCCCTATCGCAGATTTTATGTCTTTGACGTACTTGCTTAGTGCTTTTGTCTCAAAAAGCCCTCTAAGCTCCTCGAACGTCTCTGTAGCCGTCTTCTGCAGGTGCGCCGTGTAAACCACGCGATCTCCCAACATAACCATTCCTGCGGCTGACCTGCCGGAAACATTCAACGTCTTTCCATTCTGTCTCGGAACGGCCAACCCGCAAGTTGGCGCCGCCCAGATCCCGGAAGGCGTGCGTCCCATCCAGTCACACATGACATTTTCCTGCCAAGGATCCACTATCAGCCCGGCGGCCGCTAGGATGTCTGCCGCGTCATGCCCGTCTGTATCGTCGTAATTAGGCGCGATTCTTGCGGACGGCGTTTGGCTTCCCGTTAGATTTTCTTCTTGTAAGGATGTCAGCAATCTGGTCAGCCTCCTGCTTTACATCTTCCTGCGTCAGTTCCTGCCATTTTTCAATGGCTGCCATGTCTCCTTGTGCCGCGTTCGAGAAAATAGAAGCGACAATGATGGCATTGTTTGTGATTTCATCCGGCTGGAATCCGAATTCTTCCAGCTTGTCAGAATACTCTTTGCTTTTTACTTTTGACCGGCCAAAATCTTTTGCAATTCCGGCAAGGTCTTTACTTTTATTTTCCATGCACCCGCCACACTATCCCTGCTTGTCAATCCCACGGTATTTCTTGACTTTTTGATGTCCCATTAAGAATTGACTCCATCTTTTTCCAGGCTTTATCTGACACCTTTGAGGATTTTTTTCGTTTTTTGTAATTTGAACGTCTCGATTTCGCGCCGCCGCCCTTGCTGTTTTTCCCGGATCCCGTTCCGCCATAACTAGCCTTCTTCGCCATCGCTCAGCATCTCCTTTATGTTCTTCCACAAGTTTTGCGATCTGTTATCCTTGTTGTTTGAAAAGATTGTTAAATTATTCTCTCCGTCAATGACGAGATATTTCTCCATGATTCCGGAATAGATTTTTTCAACATACTCATAAACATCCGGATCATGTGTAATAAAAAACGTCTCCAAATTCCTGCTGCTGGAAAGATTTGCCGAACCGTGTATAACAATCCGGTTTTCGCCGTAGTCAATCAGTGCGATTTTCGCATGGCTCCCAACAACGGCCACCTTGACCGGAAGGCCGGAAAATTCGCGAATCAGATACGGAATCAACCCTTTCCGCTCAACTCCTACAAAATAACTGGAAACGATCAAATTTAATTCTTCAACTCCGAGATATTCCACTAGATTAACCAGCGAATCTACATTCTCTTCGGACATGCCCAGCGTGCTAATGTACATCTTCTTGACGGGAATGCCTGTCTTATCTATCAGGGCTTCGAAAATGTCTCCAAAAATAAAAGATCCGGACACCATACAAAAATAATCCTGTGTAATGTCTAGATCTTCCACCATTTCCTGCGCGTTTTTGTAGCATACCGGTTTGTACGGGATCCGTGCCGCCCGGATATACTCTTTTTCGGTTGGCTCTGGCGGACCCGCAAACAGGTCTAAATTTAGGTCAAAATTAAGGTCTGGAAAGTCCATTAAAATCTCCTACCAGTTATCGAACATTTATTCGTGTGTAAATCGGCGCTGGGAAAGTTTGATCGCCGCCATACCCCTAGGGGGTACCCTCCCCACCCTCAAAGCAAGGAGCGTGTTCCACAGTCACCAGTCACCGTCTGAAATATTTACAAGTGCGCTTTTTTTCGCGCCTTTTCCTGGCAATACCGTCCGGGCGCCCTTCGCCGCGTTGCAACAATAATGCGCTGGCTGCAAGTTATTCCAGTCTTCTGCTGCTGCTCTGGCTGACGGATATCCGAACTCTCTCCATCGGCTGACAGGCTTGATCTCGTCAATCACAAAGGATAATGGATGCTTTGAGTCGCTCGGTTCATCGTAGTGAATCGGGCCTAGCCTTCCGCCACAGACCCCGCAAGGACCGCCGATTGCTTTCAACCTTGCCCGGTTCTTCCGCCTTAGATTCCCGTTCTGATACCGCGGGTTCGCTCCCATTCTGCCATCCTCCTACACCGCCCCGTCTTTCTGGATGCCAGGGCATAAAAATACCCCAGCATCTTGCAGTGATGCCAGGGTACATATAAGCTTAGGCCGGGACAATACCAGTCCTAAAGCAGCGAATGCATGGGCTTGCGCCCATAGTGTGCTATAGTATTTAGCCAGCTCTCCGCATGCTGGAACGAAACAACACATCATACAGAGTTGATGCCAGGCGCCAATAACAGCTTCCCTTTCGGGATTTGTTATTTTTTACCAATATCATAATAGCACAAACCATAGTGCCAAATGGTGCCAACTTTCACGGCAAGGAGTCCAGGCCATCTTTATACCGGCGGTACACCGTCCGCCTTGACATGCACATGATGCTGCCTATCTGGTCAAGACTGTACTTGTTTCCTGACAAGAAATACAAGTGCAGCACCTGCCTCTGCTCTGGATCCTTGACGCCTTCCACCAGATCATAGGCCGCTTCATACTTCTTGTATATGGCAGCAATTGAATCCTGTATCTTTTTTTCAATCGGCTCCATGCGCTCCACCATGGTAAGCAGTGGATCTGTCGGTGATGTCTGCACTGGATCCGTATCATAGCGAATCCCTTTTGGCAGCAGGCATAGTCTGATGTTGTCTAGCTCCGCTTGTTTGATTTTTATTTCGTGGAGTGAATTCCTCACGTCGAATAGTAAGCTTTTTGAATTCATTCTATACACCTTTTATGGCTTCATCAAACTCTTTGCGCTTTCTTTCGTACAGAGTTTTAATGCGGTCTGGCTTGCCGGTTATGATTTCAAAATTGTCTCCGGCAAACCCAGGAGGTACTTCTTCTGTATATTCGATGTAAACCTTCTCCGCATGACTGGGCGGGGCATAAGGGAATGTCACATTTTTGCGGAACTTTTTGCTGGAAAACCATGTGATACCACCGTTGTCTGAAACAGCTATTCCGTCAGTGTCTACACATCTAATTACATTCCCATGCGCATCCACATCTTTGAAAACGCTCGAACAGCGCACGTTCTGATAAATGCGAACGCCGTTTTCCGTAACGTGGATCTCGTTCCATTCGTCATCATTACCAGTAAGTGGAGTAACTGGCTTGAATCTAAGAAGCTGTTCTAGCATTGACAGCATATAACAAGCAGAAAATAGGCTATGCCCTTGTTTTTCAAACACCGTTAAAATTTCAAGGATATCGGCATTTAATAAATCTTGCATACCATCTTCATCTTTTTCGATCCGGGAAAGCTCACTTTTTGCATATTGAACTAAATCCATTGCAACACCTCCTTTTTGCACCTCTTTTTTGTTGACTCTAACACTGCGTCTGCGTCCAACTCTGTGAACTCTACCAGCGGATGATTTTTGAACCGCCGCGCCGCTGCCATCCTCTGCGCCCGGAAGCTCATCCTGCTGCTGATGTCTGTGGCTTTTAACTCTGCAATATACATACTCTTGAACTCTTGCAACAGGCTTTCGGCAACCCTTTCCGCCAGGCGCATAAGCCCTTCGCCGTCAACCGCTTTGGCTGTCAACGGCTTCTCTAACATGTTATGATCCGCCGTGTGCTTCCTGGTGTTCCAAAGTTCCACCGCATCTCCCGGCGTCCGCCCGTATGCCGTCCGCTCGCCGCAGCCTTCACAAATCATCCGATACTCTATGGCGGCTGCCGGGGTTGTTGGCTTGTATCCCAAAAGCCCCATGTCTTTGCATCCGCATAGCGGGCAAGGCTTTGCATCGGCAATATCTTTTATGTAAAAAGTGCCTTCCGCCTTCGGCAGCTCTGTGCGCCAGGCCTTCTTTACGCATTTACTCGCCATGCCCTACCTCCCGGAGCTTCCAAATCCATTTGCGCCCCTGTCTGTATCCGGGAACCCCGTGACTTCCACCAGTTCCGGAACCATACATGGAATGATTAAAAGCTGTACAATTTTATCGCCTGCATGGAAGTCATACGGCTTCAATCCGTCATTGTAAAGCTTCGCTTTGATGGAACCGGTGTAACCGGAATCAATTACGCCGCCCTTTGAAACAACTCCGTGTTTGGTGTTTAACCCTGACTTGCTTTCCAGCTTGCCATAGTACCCGGCGGGAATCTGTATGTGAACTCCGGTATCAATCACGGCTGACCTGCCCGGCCGGATCGCCACATCTTCTGGCGTCCGGAGATCCAGCCCGGCATCTGTCTCATGCGCCCGGACTGGCATGTACGCGAATTCATCCAACATAATATTTACCTTTGGTTTGAACATTTTTTATTCCTCCGTGTTCTTGCGATCCGCTTTCGGCTCCTCGTATTCGTCGCTCCACCATTTTCTGCATTCATCGCAACTCTTGGCGCATCTTCCTTCGCCAGGCGGACAAAATTCTGGTTTAATTTTTACACCGAAAACTTGTTCCATCTTGTCTTTGTTTGTTATTGGCGGATGTTCTTTCGCCCACCTTTCGAGTAATTCAATTACTTCAAAAGAATTTTTGAACATATGATGCGGCTGCATGCCGGGCTTGTCAAAATCACGGCACAACTCGCGGAACATGCATTCTGAACAAATTATGTCATCGCAAAATGTCATTACGCTTTTCCTGTGATTTTTCTCTCTTAAGGAATTAAAATACCTAACAAGATTTTTCTTGCATTCTTCTTTAGTCATAATTTTCTCCTAATATTCAATATGAAAGCCATGTTCATTTATCCAATCAATTTTCCACTTGTATCCTAACCCACCTTCTGATTCAGGTTTCATAATGTAATCATAAATTTTAGGATGGGTTTCTTTTAATTTCAGAAACCTTCCTTCGCCTTTCTTCTCTAAATGGCATCCGAACCCGCAAAACATACATCCTGTTCTATTCAATCCAGTTGTTGAAAATACTGGACGATTATCTAACAATCCTAAATCCATAATATTTTCTGGAACTTCTCTGTCTGTAACTATATCTCCATACACAGGACAAATAGGAATTTTATTGACATAGACATAAGTTAAAATATCTTGCTCTGTCCAAAACGACATAGGATTACTTGTTGGAATTTTCAAGTCAAATCCATTACAGCCATTCTGCAACCACTTTTGAGTTCTAATCATACTTTCAGATGCAGTTTGTGCTGTGATTGGATTGCGCCCTTCTTTTCTATGATAAGTATGAGCGGGTGACTTTTTCATAAAATAACAACATTTATTTGCAATAGGAAACGGAGCATCTAATAAAAACTGATATTTTACCATATTGTAACTAGATCTATCTTGTTTACTAGGGATAGTCTCCAACGTTGCTTTTCCGTTTTTCCTTAGAATCCCTAACATTTTCTGAACCCGATGATTGTCTATCAATTCTTCTAGCATAAGCCCCTGTTCCAGTAATTCTTTCATACCAATAGTAATATGGAAGTTTTTGGGGATATTCAGACGGCTTGTCTGAACTCTCTCTCTCTCTCTCAGTTTATCTAAATATCTTCTGGCTCCGTACACAACTTCCGACACTTCTTTTGAAAAAAATGGATACCCATATTCACTAATAATTTGTTTGAAATTCTTTTTCGGTTTTAAAATTTCAACGTTATCGAATGTCTTGACAAATTTTACAATTTCTGGATACTCCAATCCGGTATTAACAAACGCGGCTGGAATGCTAGGATACATTTTTCTAGCAATATCTAATAACACAGTGCTATCTTTACCACCAGAAAAGCTTACATAAACACCGTCTTCGCCATATGTGTTTACCCATTCTCTTATTCTCGATTCTGTCATTTTGATCTTCATGGAAAGTGGCAAGCCCTGTTTTTCATGAAGTTCTTGTATTGTATGTTTCATTTCCTTTCCTCCATTCCGCAGCGCAGGCCGCATAACCGATCAGATCCACCAGTGAATCCCTCTTGTACGGCCCTGTCATCATCCGGGCAGTCTTGAACAGCACCATCAACATGCCGACATCATAGCTGTCCAGCTCAACCCCGAGATAGATGGACCACAGCGCCGCGATGTTGGCAAAGTTATCTTCCGGCTCGCCATACTGGTTATTCCGGTCTTCACAAATGATCTGTTTCGCCTCTTCCAGAATTTTTTCTCTTTCAGTCATCAGAAAAACCTCCTTGCGCCCCACGTTACATAATCCGCCATAAGCTTCAAAATGTTTGTATCTTCGCTAAGTTCCATCCCTTCGGAGGTCCGTTCGTTAAACCATGCGTATTCCGCCGAACCCTTGTTAAACATACAGTTGTACATAAATGTGTACACCGTCTGCGCGGCATCGTAATTATCATAATTATTCGTCATCTTTTTCCTCCTTTTTGTCCACACGCTTTTAGTGATCCATTCATCAAATGATTCTGCGCTTATACTCCTATCGCAGTATTCATAATATTTTCCGCACCTGTCACATTTCATAGCAAACGCCATTACTGCACCTCCTGCCTTTCTTTCAATTCTCTTTCGATCTCTTTTTCTGCTGCCAGAAGCATCCGCCCGATAAAATCGGCGTACTGCTTTCCGCACTCTTTCACCAATGCCCGGAAGGTCAAATCCTTGTCTTTGACAAGATCATCAAACCACTGGTCAGAATCTGCCGCCCGCATATGCGTTGCGTGGAATTTCCAAACTGCGGAATAAATTTTGTAATATGTTTTCTTTTCATCCATTTTTCACCTCCTGCCTTCTGGTAACATGCGGTAACCAAAAGGTATCAAAAATATCATGCTCCGCCGAAACGCTGAAACCGTTGAAAATACTGGAGTTGAGCCATGCTGGTAACAAAGTAACAAAGTAACAACAGGTTTTCCTATATAGCAAAAATAAAAATGTTGTGTGTTATCACTCTTGCTACCTGGCATACCCCCCCCCATATTTTTTTATGTATATAGCATGGTTTTCGACTGTTACCGCTGTTACTTTGTTACCTTTTGGATTTTTTGCGGAAGATAGTGGAATATTGCGGAATATTTTCAGTAAAACGGTAACACGTCAAAATCATCTGTAACACTCCATTCATCTTCTTGCGGCAAAACCAGCCATACGCAGCGGCAATTTTTCCCGGCAATCTTTTTCTGTTTAGTCTGATTTTTCCCATCTGTCACTATCAACCCCTTTCGATCGGCCCAATTTAGGAAGGATTTTCTTGAGTAATTCCCTTCACCGCAAACGGACGTGAACGCCTGGTTGAAAAATATCGCGTAGTCCCCGTGTTCAGAAACAACGCCCCAGTGTTCGATGTTCGTGGAAAGGTCAAAGCGCGCCGGATTCATGGCCACTTTATCAACCAGATATTCGTAACAGCGCTGGTTGTCAGACAGCTCAGAATGCGCAATAAGGCACTTTCTAGCATCATCCAAGGAAATGTATATCCCATCCTTAAAAATCGCGTCTGTGGCTATCCTGTCAGCCGTAAGCACCGCCGCAAGGCTGTCAATTTGCTTCTGCATCGCGCCGGCATCGGCCAGCTCTGCCCGGAAGCCATTGAAAAGATCCATGATGGAATCACGTGGCATTGTCTTGATATGTTCGACAAATAATTTCCCGGCAAAACCGAAGTTTTTCTTCACCGTTTCGGCTGTGTTTGCCGGATTTTCAAAGACTTCCGGCATGCACTCGACTTCTAAAATTCTGTTGATCGCGCCGCCCTGGTTGACGTAGTAACTCAGCGGTCGCTCTCCATTTGTTATAAAGCAGCATGACCAGTGATTTTCGCGGTTGATTCCCAACTCCTTGTTGGAGCGGGTTTTCCCTTTACCGGAGCAAAGATCGTATACAATTCCTTCAAAATTATTCCGCACGCGGTCTGATGTTTTTGACGTATCGTCCAAAATCATCGGCAAGTTATTGAGCATGTCCGCCCGTGCTTCCAGGGCTGTGTCTGTGGTTTTCAGATCGCCGATATAAGCGGCGTCTTTCGGATCTGCCCAGATGGATGCAGCCACCATTTCCGCCACGGTCTTTCCGCCTTCTGTTTCGCCAAACAGGTCTACAAAAAACGGCAAATTTCCGATGATCGGAATTAGCACACTGCTGAAGCTGGCAGCCATAAGCATTGACACTTCTATCCGGCCGCGCTGGCGGATCTTTTTTACATGATCCAGCCACGTCTGCCATGACCCTTCTGACCGAATCGCCGCGAAAAGCGACTTAAAGCGGGAATTTCCATCAAAAAGGATTTCTGTATCATACGGTATAAAATCAGCTCCATGCCAGCCCAGCTTACTGGTTGAAAGCGTTTCGCCGATTTCAAAATCGTTGTATGCCTCCACATCAGACAAGTATCTGACAAGGAACTTTGCGTTTTCGGAAGTCACTGCGATGCCGTAATCCGACAATGCCACGATCTTGTTGGCAGATGATACAACTGATTTTTTTATGGTCAGCTCCTGCCACTTGCCCCGGCGCTTGAAGGCCAGCACCACATGCTCTTCGCCGGTCTCGAGATTTTTCAGCCGCGCCTTTGGGTAAATCGGATGCGGGCAGGCGACAAATGTGCCGCGCTCCGTGTCTATCTCAATCCCGGATTCCGTCGCAATCCATACGCCGCAAGGCCAATGCATATCGCTGCCTTCGGCGTCTTTGAAATTCGTGTGATTATTTACCACAACTGACGTGTTGTTGTTGCGCTGCCGCTCGCGCTCCTCACGCTGCGCTTGTTTGAAAAGCCTGTTGAATGTTCGAACAAAATTATCAAAAGTTGTCGCGCATTTTAGTTCCACCGCCCGCCTGCGCATCTTTGCAAGGATCTCCGCCCGCATCAGTTCATCCGGAAGATCGTAAACGGCCACGTATGTATCCGAGACTTCAAAATCATCCACTTCCATGCTGTCTATTTCTTGCTGTGTCAAAAATTATCACCTCGCTTTCATATGGGATTTTTTCGCGGACGCTGTGCAAATAAATTTGATACTGTAGGGCGTTGTAGGAGTCTACCCACGCATCCGAGTACACCGGCGCCCGCCGGACGGCATCGGAATAAATGTCAATTAGCATCTTGTTCAGTTCGCGCGCCGACTGCTGACGCGCCGCCTCTGCCTCTTTGCGCTCGCACTCTTTCTGGCGCTTGTATCGCGCCATTTTCGCGCGGAATCCGTTGCTACTGGAATCATGCGGGTAATCTCCACCAAGGCTTAAAAACGCCGTTTTGAAGTCACATTTATCCATCAGCATAACGAACTGGAAGATATCGCCGTTTTCGCCGCAGCCGAAGCAGTGAAACGAATCCTTGTAGACTTTGAGCGACGCTCCTTTGTCGCCCTGGTGGAAAGGGCAGTGGATAAACCCGGCCCGGTTTGGCCGGAATCCATACCGCTCTACCACCTCTAGCATGGATACGCTTTTTTTGATCTCTTCCGACGTCATGACAATATCTCCAAAATCCGCGCCCCTGTGTCAGCCTTTTCGCAAAACTCAAAGCGTACACCGTACTTTCTTGCCAGCGTGGCCAGAATTTTGTATAGTGTCTCTCCGGTCGTGGCTTTCGTCTCTACCGTACGCCACTTGCCGCCAAACTTCTGACGCTTGTGCCGCCGCGGATTATCCCAGAAAATCACATCTTCCAGCGATTCAATGCCTTTGCCATGCTCCACCAGAATCACAAGCTGAATCCCGGCTTCCTGCGCTCGGACAAGCTCCGCCCGGAATCGTTCGTGATCCTGGCAAACGTTTGAGCAAAGTTCTGAAAGATTTTGTTTCCGGTCAACGATCAGCCGCGGATTGTCAAGATTTTGATAATCCCCGACCCACAATTTGGTTGATTTGTGGTTGACGCCGCGGCGGTCAAATTCTTCAATTATTTTTTTGATTGCCCGCGCTTTTTCGCGGGAGTCTATAAAAATTGTCATAGCTCATTGCCCTAGTTGAACGGGAGTTCCTCGTCGATCCCTTCCGGAATCTGCATAAAGCCATCTCCGACAGGCTCACCGGTCTGGCCAGAAGGCTCTGCACTGGTGGAATTTTTGGACTCGACAAATTCCACACTTTCCGCAATTACATCCGTTGTATACACCTTTGTCCCGTCCTCTTTTGTATAACTTCCGGTCTGGATCCTCCCGCAAAGGCCGATCCTGCTGCCTTTTTGGAAATACTTTTCGATAAATTCCGCGGTCTTCCCGAAGGCAATAACTCCGGGAAAGTCCGCGTCCGGCTGGCCTTCTTTCTTCCAGCGCCGATCTACAGCGATGGAGAACCTTGCGATACTTGTGCCGCCGTTGCTGTACCGAATATCCGGATCACGCGTCAGACGACCGACTAACTGTACTGAATTCATTTTTTCTCCTCCTCTGCAGCTTT